CCGGATCAGCGCACAGTGCTTGAGTCCATCATGCAGCGTGAATCAAACTGCACGCCGAACGCAATCAACCGCAAAGACCCCAACGGTGGCTCACGTGGATTACTCCAGATCAATGGCTCATGGCACAAGTGGCTTATCGGCAGAGGCATCATCACCAAAAAGCAAGATCTGTTACAGGCTCGGACTAACTTGCTCGCAGGATTAGAAATTTACAATTACGGCATGGAGCGTTACGGCTTCGGCTGGGGACCTTGGAGCGTAAAATGAGCGAAGGTGTGTCATTCAATCAGGGTGAACTAACAGAAGAGACACGAAAGCTTGTGCTTGAGTCAAGTGCATCTGCATCACACACGATGGCGATCTTCAGTCTGATGGACGACATCATGGCGATCAGCAAAAACCCTCACGCATCAATCATCCGCCGACTACGCACAATGAAAAACTCACTCTCATTGAATGATCCGATGCCACTCTACGATGTGACTACACTCGACTTAGCAATCAAAGCGCTAGAGGCGCACTCATAGAAAAGGCATCCGACATGTCCGACAACCAGCCCGAATTATTCAACATCACCACAGGATTAGCCGGCACAAAATATGTGCCCAATGTTGACCGCAATGTGATCATCGTTGCAAAGAAAGCGCATCCAACTAGCGCGAATGCAGCGATCAAGGCTTACCCAAAGTCAGGGTCAAAGCGCCAAAAGATTTACAACGCGATCAAACTCTTTGGCGGTCTTACTGATGAAGAAATAGAACGCACATTAGAAATGGCGGGCAACACTGTCCGTCCTGCACGTGTATCACTTGTGCGCGATCAGCTTGTCATGGACTCAGGGCAGACACGCAAAACAGTCGCAGGCAATGACTCAATCGTCTGGGTGGCTTGCTGATGGGCTTCGATCTAAGCAATTATGAAACAGTAGAGCAGCGTCTAGTCCGCTGGTGGGCTGCATATCCTGACGGACGCATTCAGACCACAATGCTGAACTACACAGAGAATGTGTGCGTGTTCTATGCCCAGCTGTACGCACACAAAGAAGACACACACCCGATCTCAACGGGCTACGCAGAAGAAGTCAAAACGGATCGCGGAGTCAATGCAACATCATTCGTCGAGAATTGTGAGACGAGCGCCATTGGACGCGCAATTAGTAACTGCCCTATTCAGTCTCAAGGGAATGGTCCTCGACCTTCCCGTCAAGAGATGGAAAAAGTGGCTCGGCTGGGGGGCAACCTAGCGCCCAGTACTGATCGCCCAGCCGGGCACACTCCATCAGGCGCATTCGCCACACCAAAGCAACTCGGCTACATCAAGAAGCTTGCCAAGGATGCAGGGTTAGACGATCTCAGACTCTTAGAGCTCATCCAGCGCACGCTGAACAGTGATGAGGCTGTGCTTGAGCTCTTGAAGTCTCATGAAGCGTCAGCAGTCATTGAGGCGCTGAAATGAGTCAGACAACTAACATCCAAGAGATCAAAGAGCAGATCTTCGCCATGATTGTGCAGCTCAAGAATCTGTCAGCTAAATGTGAACTGCTATCTGAGGGTCACATTGGCGAAACAAAGAAGCAGGCTTACAAGTGCATGACCTGCTCTGACACTGGTCAGCGTCACATTGAAGGCTCAGGCTGGGTTGATGCGCCGTGTGTGGCTTGCGGATGATTTACGTGGCATTCAACATTATTGGGATCGTGTTCGGTGTATGGGCAACATTGCTCGTCTGTATGAAGGAGAAGAAATGAGTGCGTTTGATAGTGCCATGTTGATGATTGATGACCTTGCGCGCAAGAACATTGAACTTGAGCAAAAGGTGTGGGAGTTGCAGGTTTCTCATTGGCATGTGGGCATGTGGCTCAATCCGCGTGAACATTGCGACTTTGACGAATGCGATTTATGTACACATCACATTTCATCTTGGCATTTTGTAAATAAAACAATCAATGAAGCCTGATCTGACGATGAGTGAAGCCGATCTCAAAGAGATTGTGATCAGTGTTGCCAAGCGTTACGGATGGCTTATCCACCATGATCTGCCGGCACAGAACTCACGTGGACGCTGGCTTACCAATGTTCAGGGTGACGCAGGCTTCCCAGATCTGATCATGCTGCATCCCGTGTCAGGCAAGTTGCTTGCTGTAGAGCTCAAAGCTGAGCGCGGTAAAACCTCACCATTACAGAAGCGATGGCTCATGGCATTCGATGCCGGCTCACACTTCAATAGCGTCTGGAAGCCTTCTGATATGGAGTACATTCTCTACACTCTGAGCAACTTTCAGATCTAATTACATAGCTGGTGTCTTGCGGGACAGATCACTGGAAACGGTGAAGCAAGATGAAAGAGAATTGGGACCTCGACCGTCCCCCGCCAGCATTGATCGCATGATGATCCATGACCTACACCGTCGCAAGGTGATCGGGTAACACACGGAAAGCGTGGGTAGATCGGTGCGCCCTCAATCATGCAAGACGAAGTGAGCGAGGCAAAGCACCGAGGCGAGCTGTAAACATAATCAGCTGATGAGTGCAAAGGGTACGGGTTAGGGCAACCCCGTGGGTGGAGCATTCATCCCTGTATGTCTTCCCCGTTCGCATAACATACACATAACAAACACAGCAACAGACACGGACACACACACATGAGACCGACATCAAACACAAGAGCAAGGCGCGCAAGCGCCGCGCTAGCACAAGCCGAAGGCGCGTGAGCATGCCACGTGGACGGACAACAGATAACAAAGAATACCGAGACAACAGGACAGCACTACTCAAAGGGCAACCCTTGTGTCACTGGTGCCACACCAAACCAGCTGATACCGCCGATCATCTAGTTGAGGTTGACCGCGGTGGTGACAACAGCCTGAGCAACCTCGTGCCGGCATGTCGAGAATGCAACAGTCGCAGAGGCAACCAATACAAGAACGCAAGAGACCGACAACGCATCCACGACCGAGCCGAAGCAACACGCACACCGATCAATTCAGAAAAGATTTTTTATGATCAAACACCCTTGCCCCCGAGCCCATCGTTCTATTTCTCCCCAAAGGACGCTGACCAGCCAGAACTAGCGGGAACTGGTCACGATCAGCCGCGCTTGGCAACGATGAGCCCAGAGCAGAAAGGCTCACACGTGGATGGGGTCGTGGATTGGGCTAGAAAATTCATGGGCGTAGATCTGATGGAGTGGCAGATTGCAGCGCTTGCCGATCAGCTTGCGTTCTCTGATGATGCCGGCTTAGAGCTGGTGACTCGTAGCTCTCTTGTGTCTTGTGCTCGACAGCAGGGCAAGTCAGTTGCTTTGCGCGCTTTGGCTGGATGGTGGTTGACCGAAATGCCAAAGATACGTGGTGAAAAACAGACCATTCTTTTGATGGCTCATCGTCTTGACAGCGCTGCCGGCATCTATGAAGAAATTGCTGAGATCTTGGAGCAGTACTTTGACGCAAAGCTGACGCGGTCTTACGGTCGCCTAGCTGCAAAACTGCCTGACGGATCCAAGCTTTTAGTCCGCTCAGCGAAACCGAATGCAGCTCACGGTCTGTCCGTTGACCTTGCTTTGGTGGATGAGGTCTGGGGAATTGATGAAGAAGTGATTGACGGTGGCATCACGCCGACCATGCGCGCAAGACGCTTCCCTCTTTTGAGTATGTGGTCCACTGCCGGCACAGAAGAATCTAAGGTTATGATGCGCTATCGAGAAATGGGATTGCGTCTGATTGACACACACCAGCCGACCAATTTTCACTTTCGTGAGTGGTCTCCGCCACCAGATCTTGACCCGATGGATCCAGTTGCTTGGGCTTATGCGAACCCAGCGCTCGGCAAGACCCTTGAGATGAGCACGATCGAGTCAGAGTCGCAGCTCCCAGACCGCGCTAGCTTCTTGCGATCCAGCGTAAACCTTTGGATTGCGACCGATCGGTCATGGCTCCCGCAAGGTCTTTGGTCCCAGCTTGCCACTACTGAACCTTTACCAGCTGGCGGAGTCGTTGCAGTAGAAGTTGATTTCAACGACTCGCACTACTACGCCACCAGATCTGTGCTCATGCCGGACGGTCGCATTGGGGTCACTGTCGCGTTCACGTGCGACACCCAGACCCAGCTTTGGGAACATGTCCGCGCAATTGCCAAAGATCCATCAGTCAAATTTGCTTTCACGCCAACAGTTGATTTGCAATGCCCGCCATATCTGCAAGCGCGTCGAGTCATCGTCGGCTATGCAGAGATCCTAAAATGGACTCCAGCAGTCCAAGGATTGATCCGTGAAAAACAAATTGTCCACACTGGCGAGATGGCTTTGGCAGAGCATGTCGTGCGCGCTGTCTCGGTCCGCACACAAGGCTCCATCGCAGTCAGCTCACAGCGTTCACCCGGACCTATTGAACTCTGCAGGACGATGATCTTCTCCACTGCAATTGTTGCCGGCAATCGTCACTCACGTGGGAAGCCACAGCTCGTAGTAGTTGCCAACTAAGATACGCGCGGAGTCGTGTGTCACCCTTTCGTCGGAGAAGGTCCCCCGATGCACGACTCCACCCAAATCAGTAGAAAGTATGGCACGATAGAACTATGGCTATCTTCTCGCGCAAAGTAAACAAGGCTGCGATCTCACCACAACCAGTCAAGGCGGCTGCTGCTGGTGCTAACAGCTACGCGAACATGAACTCTCAAGTAAATGTTTTCAATCAGTATTATTCTTGGCGCGAAGGCGAAGCACGCAATCAGCTAATGACCATCCCAGCGGTAAGCCGCTGTCGCGATCTCATGGCATCAGTCATCTCATGTATGCCGCTCCGCATGTACAACATGCGCTGGGACGGCGAACGCATGACAAAAGTTTATATCGAGCCCCGCGCATGGCTAAAACAACCAGATCCAAAAAATACCTACGCCCATTTTATGTCATGGGTTTTTGATGATCTCTACATGTTTGGCAGAAGCATCGTCCACATCACAAGCAGAACGAGCGATGGCTACCCAGCGTCCTTCCAACGCTTGCCTGCCGGATCAATTACAACCACCGATCAAGCCGGACCCGTCTGGTTCGCTCCAAGTAACGCAATCTATTTCAACGGCGTAGAGCTAGATCCTAAAGATCTTCTGCAAATACTTTCACCAACCACAGGACTGATCTACACCAGCGTGTCAGCAGTAGAAACAGCTCTCAAAGTAGAAGCAGCGCGCAATAGAAACGCCAGCTCATCAATTCCCGCCGGCATCTTGAAACAAACAGGCGGAGAGCCATTAAGCGCGCAAGAACTAGCAGACCTTGCTGCATCATTCAATGCCGCTCGAGCAACTAACCAGACTGCAGCGCTAAATGAGTTTTTGTCTTATGAAGCCACCACGATGAGCCCAGACAAGATGCTTCTGATTGAGTCAGCCAACTATTCGGCACTTGAAATGGCGCGCCTAGGCAATGTGCCGCCATACCTTGTCGGCGTAAGCACAGGATCCTACAGCTACCAGTCATCCCAGCAAGCACGCGCTGACCTTTACATCTTCGGCGTGAAGCTTTATGCGGAAGCAATCGCAGAAGCGTTCTCACTCAATTCCGTTCTCCCTAACGGGACTTATGTAGAATACGATTCAGAAGGATACTTAGAAGAGAACTACATGGCTGATCGTGAAGACGAACCAGTCCAAGAAAACACTCAAGAAAGACTGGCAAATTCATGATCAAACTAATTGCAGGAGACTTCACACTTGACGCTGCACAAGGCGATCAACCACGAAGGTCAATCTCTGGAACAGCCGTTCCCTATAATGTGCCGGCAATAGTCTCGGATGGAACTGCTGTCATATTCCGTCCCGGCTCACTGCCAGTTACAGGCAAAGCACCGCGACTCTTTATGTATCACGACGCAAGTCAGCCAGTCGGCGTGGTGACTGAGCGTGTTGACACTGAGCAAGGCATGATGTTCACAGCCAAGATCAGCGCCACCACGTTAGGCAACGACGCGCTAGTCATGGCATCAGACGGCACCATTGATCAAGTATCTGTGGGCGTAAATCCAACCAAGTTTTCCTACGACGATGAGGGAACCATGGTCATTGAAGAAGCATCGTGGATGGAGCTCAGCCTTGTGCCGATCGGCGCATTTGGCGATATGGCGAACATTGCTACCGTCGCAGCGAGTATCCACCAAGAACCTGAAGAAATAAGTACTATAGAAACAGAAGTCCAAGAACAGGAGCAACATATGTCAGAAGTAACCGCACCAGCAGTCGAGGCAACAATCCCTACTGCCCCAATTTTTGCACAAGCAAAGCGTGAATTTATCTTGCCAACCGCAGGTGAATTTATGGCTGCTTACCACATCGGTGGTGACACATTCAAGAACATGAATGCTGCAGTAGCAGAGTATTCCGCATCAAAGCGCACAGCACTACAAGCAGCTGCAGGAGATGTGTTGACTTCGGACACGCCCGGTCTGCTTCCAATTCCAGTGCTCGGACCATTGGTGCAGGATCTAAACTTCTTGCGCCCTGTAGTCGAAGCCGTTGGCGCTCGCGCTTATCCAGATGGCGGACGCTCAAAGACTTTTATTCGTCCAACAATTACAACTCACACCAGCGTTGCAACACAGTCCACTGAATTGTCAGCTGTATCTGCAACGACGATGGTCATTGCCAGCAACTCGGTCAGCAAAACAACTTTGGCTGGACAGGTAAGTTTGTCCTCACAAGACATTTCGTTCACGTCACCTGAAGCAATGGGTCTGATCTTAAATGACTTGATGGGCGAATACATGATTACATCGGACAACCTTGCTGCAGACAACTTGCTCGCCGCAGCAAACTCGTCAGGCGTTTGGGATGGAACCGTAACTGACTTGCTCAAGTCTGTTTATGACGCAGCGAACGATGTGTCTAATGGTCGTAACTGGTTGCCAACACACATGTTCGTGTCAGTAGATGTCTGGGCACAGCTCGGACAGCTCATCGGCACAGACGGAAGACCAGTATTCCCGTTGCTTGCAAACGGCTTGTCCGGCATGAACGCACTTGGATCACAAAGTGCTGCATCATGGAACGGCAATCCACTCGGCTTGCAGTTGGTAGTTGACAGCAACTTTGCTGCAAAGACCATGATCATTACCCGCGTAGGTCAAGGTCAAGGCGACGCTTACGAGTTCTACGAAAGCATCCAAGGATTGTTGAGCGTTGACACGCCTTCAACTTTGGGCAAGACCATGAGCTTCCACGGCTATGTTTCAACCTTCGCTGCAATCAGCGGAATGATTCGCAAAATCACACAGGCTTAGTCGAGAGCGGAGCTTCCGCTCATGGCAACATACAGCGTCACCAATAAATACCTGCTGGATAATTACGCCGTACTGCAACTCCTGACCCCCAGTGAGATTGCAGTCGGCGAGTCCATCGTTGTCGCATCAGTAGATGCCACATTCAACGGCACCTACACAGTCAGGGCACTTCCCCAATATCTGTACATAGGCACAGATGATGAAGGCGACTTGCT